CACTTACTATGGTGCCAAGTTCTTTGTTGTTGATAGGTAGATCCATTAGGAAAAGAAAAGTTCTAAGTTTACAGTTTTTTCAACATTCCATTCAATTGCATCAAGAATAATCTTGAGTGGTTCTAAGAATGACTTGTCGAATTGTAGATCGTGATCGATATATTTGTCAAGACCAATCTCATGAGGAAAGTCTTGAATAAATGAGATAATATTCTCATGAATGATATTTGGTTTTTTCAAATAACAGAATTTAATCTTCTCACCATTTTGAATGAGTGAATATTTGTTATCTAATTTGTGCTTCTTCACATAGTGATTAAACAATAATGCACCCCGTATATGTATAGGAGTTCCCTTTGCATAGATTGTAGAGTGAGCTTTGTATTTAACAACATCAGATGCAGTGCGAGGAAAAGCAATCTCTTCTGGTGGTAACTTCTTAAACTCTTTACGACAAGTATCAATATAATCAATCATATCATCTTCGGAACCATTCATCATGATCTTCAATGCATCCTTAATCATTTTACGACATGGTGCGGGAGTGGATGACTTGACTGCCTCAATACCCATCATCTTCAGTTTAGGTTCTTCATATCTCACACCCTCACTATCCCATACGTTTAGAATATATCTTTTCTTTGCTGTCCAGATGCCACGATCAGCGATGTTCTCTCGCTTCATGAACATCTTTTGATCATAGGCATTTACGTACGAGGCCAACGTTTGGTAAGAACTCTCAATATACTTTTCAAATTCCACTTCACACACCTTATTAAGGAACGACACAATGCTCGCAGCATCCTTTTCTCTGCCTTCGTATACCCTATCGACCAAATCACCCAGATTGAGATAGATACTATCAGTATCACTTGCAATAACATAATCAACATCCTCCGTTTTTAGTATTTTGTTTAGATAAGAGTTCATACGGTTCTCTATCCAACGAATAGAAACCTGACCAGATAATGTAATTGCTTCTGCGTTGGCAAGTTTATAATAGCGAAAATATTGATTGCCAATAGCACCATAAGCAGAGTTAAGGGAAATCTTTTTTGCCATCTGAATATTATTACATCTAGCAATTTCTTTTTCAAGATTTTTTGTTGGGGTCTTTTCATACTTCTTTTTTGCAGTAATCATTCTTTTCTTGAAGATGACTCTTTCATTGTACATCTTCTCCATTAGTTCTGGTAAGAACCCTCTTACATCTTTCCGATACATTGCACCGTTTGCACAAACAGCATTATCTTTATACATTTCAAATGTTATGTCCTCTTCAAGGATTTTATCAACTGTGACAGATGGGTGTCTTGTATCTAGTAAAGTCTCTGGTGAAATATTATATTGCATAATCAAATGAGGATATAGACTATTCAAGTCAAAAGAAACCACCCAATCATATTTACCAGGTTTAGGTTCTTTTACATAAGCACCAGCATACTTATCATTCTTATCACTTGAGTCTTTAGGTGGTATAACAATATTTCTTTTCTTTAGATAATTGTATATAATCGTATCCCACATACGAACTTGATAGAAAACATCTTCATAGTTAACCTTTGCATCATATGCCATCGTCAGTGCAAGTTCGATCAACTTCATCTTGTCTTCCAAACGGTCAACAAGTTCCACGTCAATGATGTTATATTCTACAAACTTCTGCCAACCTTTTGTGTAGAAATCCTTAAATGTATCAAACTCACTGTGATCTAATTTCTTTTGATCGAGTTCAACAGATGCAATATAATCCAAACGGTATGATTCTTGTGCCTTATAAGTAAATTTCTTATACAAGTCAAGATAATCTAACTGAGATACTCCACCGATATCATATGAAATATGTTTACGACCTGCGATAAATGTTTCTTCTTCTGTTACTAATCCCCAAGGTGACATTCTCTTCTTTAGTTTCTCACCAAGTATTCTGTCAATACGACGACAAAGATATGGGATATCATACAACTTACTATTCCAACCAGTAATAACCTCTGGTGTATTATCCTCAATCATCCACCAGTTGATGAAATCAGTAAGAAGTTCATACTCTGTTCTAAATGATTTGTATATTACATTCTCTTGCTTATTATTAAATGCACCAAGACCCCAAGTACGAATTTGTTTTGTTGTATAATCTTGTAAAGTAATTAAAAGTATTTCTTCTGCACAAGATTCTACATCAGGGAATCCATATTCTGATTTAACCTCAATATCAATTGTGGTTAATTTGATTTGTTCGATATCAAACTTTAATTCTGTTTCTGGATACTTTGATGAGATATACTGATAGATAAATCTTTCATTTCCATAAACATTAAAGTTTTCTACATCATTATATTTTTTGATAAACTCACGACAATCTCTTACTGTGCCAGGTTCAATTGGTTCAACAGGCAAACCATCAAGTGTTTTATATTTTGTCTTTCTCTTTGAATCTACAAATAGTGTAGGGTAAAACTTTTCACGAGTAGCAAAGTGTTTTCCATCTTCATATCCACGAACCAAGAAATTATCTCCGACCATTTGGACGTTGGTATAAAATCTCATTACGCAGTTAATTCAGTATATTTGTCTATAATTGTACCAGTTGGGTCTGCAATCGTCAATATATTTTCTGACCTTATCATAAATTCTGTTTGATTTGTAATATCTGCTTTCCAAGGCACCATATCATCAATACTATTATATACATATGGTTTAATTAATTTACAATTAGGATCTCCTAATTGAGCATCTACTTCCACAATCTCTGCAATAAGAGTACAGTGGGCATTTAACATTACACATTTAATCATTTTCTTCCTCCGTCAACTTAAATGATTCACATTTATCCTCATACATTTGAGTTAATGAATCTAATGGTTCTACTATAGTTAGCACTGTATCAATTGGTATAATCATTTTTTTATCTTTTGACAAAACAATCCAAGGAATCAATGCAACGTCTATTCCAAAATCTCCTCCCCTCTTCTTATCTTCTTCAGTTACAAATTGTCTATCTTTAATTTCAACAACGTGAGGATTTTCAAGCATATATGCGTTTGCAGTATCTTGACCTTCAGCAACTAATTCTTTCATTTCTGAAATTATTTGCTCACCTGTTTTAAGTAGACTAAGTTTGATTGACATTTTTCTATTCTTCTCTCTTAATTATACCATAAAAAAAGGGATCGTCAAGATCCCTATAGAATTGCTTTCATAATATACTCCGTGCTTAGAATTGGATCATCTCCTAGAAGATTTAATTGCAATTCATCAGCATCCACATACACATCGTCTTTATCCTTACGACAATGATGCCAATAGTATGTACCATCCTCTCTTTTATAAAAATAACTGGTGTTGTGTGAGTCTAAAGTAAACAGAGCAACAACGTGAGGATATGTAATCTTACGATTTGGATCTGGTCTACAAGATTTACCCATATCAGCATACATAGGTCTTGCACCACTTCCGTGAGGAGTAGGTAAATTTCTCCCGTGGTCTCCAAATAAATCGTATCCTTTAACCATTAAAGATATACTTTTTTAGCATGATGTTCTGGAACTACTTTACCCAACTTAACGGTAAGAAGTCCATCCTTAAATTCGACATTCCTGACTTCAATATCTTCTGATAATGACCAGGCTCTGTTGAAAGATCGTTGAGCCAAGCCTTGATAGACATACTCGGATTCTGTCTCCTTAGTTTCTTTTTTTCCTTCGACAATGAGTTTTCCATATTCAGTGTAAACCTTAAGTTCTTTTTTACTGAATCCTGCTAGTGCAATTTCTAACACAGACTCAACATTATTTACATGAATAAGATTGTAGGGTGGATAATTTGTTGTGGTTTCATAAGAATTGAAAAAATTATCTAGGTATGAATCCATACCAATTCCATTCTTAGAAATAATCTTCATTAATTCTGGAAGATTAGCAGTGTGATACTTTTGTAAGTAAGTCATAGTTCTCCTTAATAAGCGAGTGTAGTTTTTGTCCCCGAAGGCGACACTACTAATTATAACACAAACACTTTAGTTATGGGTGTAGAAAACCGCATAAAAAAAGACCCTCTGCCCCACTCTCTGAGTTGCATCTTAGGTCTAAAAAAGGAGGGAGGTTGGATTCCTGTGTACCAACAAAGAACGGGCATTACTACAGTAAGTAAATACGTCCTTGCCTGAGACCCGATTGGTTGATCGGTTCTACCCTGCGGTAGCAGCACCACCTGTGTCTCATCACCTTAACCAGCGGTTGCCAGTAAGTTTATTCAGTCACTCCCATGTTGCGTCCAACAAATATAGTATAGCACAAAAAAAGAGGATGTCAACCCTCTTCATCTGTTTTCTTTTTTTTCGCTCCAATATTATATTTCGTCTCCAATATCCAGTCTCCTTTATCTTTATATGACAACACTTTAATTTGATTTAAAGGTGCAATGTCTTGTATTCTTATTACATCGACCACACCAACCAATCCCCAATCAGCAAGAAGCTGAGCAATACGGTTGCGACGCTGAACATCATTAGAAGTAAGGTTAGCGTGTTTTCCATCAAGAGCAAAAAGTTCTTTAAAGTGGACAAGATAATACCTTCCTTGTTTATGAAGTATGTGACAACTTTGATATATCTTCTTTTCTTTTCTACTTGCTACACCAATTCTTGTGAGAGTTTCTCTGACTTTCAAAAAATCATCAGGTTCATTTAATGTGACTTCAACCATTTGGTCGGGCGACCACTTCACGACAGGTTCTTTAACAACACTCATTTCGCTCCTCCAGTATCAAATTTAGATTTTATAAAGTTGAGTTGTTTTTTTGTCAGAATTTTCAAAGCTTGTTTTGCTTTTTCGTTACTATAACCATAATAACGTTTTACATAATCAAGGTCTTTAATCATATCCTTACGAAGCCAAGGAGAGAATCTCTTCTTAGTTCTGAGGGTATTTATATAAAAATCGTATTGCATCCGCTTTGGTAAGAAATTATACCTATTCATTTCATTAGCAAAAAGGATAGCATCTAAGAGCCCTGAGAAGCAACGATTGATTATGTACGGTGGATAATCTTTTTCTACTAAAGGGTCTTCATCTATTAAATTTTTCTTTGTTTGGTTGATTGAATTCAACCAGTCTTTCAGTTCCATCTTCATTATCAAAATAATTTGCACAAGAGCAGACAAGATTACGATCTCCATAAACGTTGTCTATTCGTGATATCGCTGGCCAAAACTTATTCGTTTGTTTGACAGGATATGCTGCCTCTTCACGACTATAATTATACTCCCATTTGTCTGAACTTACAACCCTTGCAGTATGAGGTGCGTTTTTCAAGATATCTTTTTTCTTGTCAATCTCAAATCTAATGTTAACCATTGCTCTTGCAAATCTTTCAAGTTCATCTAAAGATTCACTTTCAGTTGGTTCAACCATAACTGTTCCTGTAACTGGCCAAGATAATGTCGGTGCGTGAAAACCATAGTCCATCAATCTTTTTGCTACATCTTCAGCAGTGATACCATCAAAATGTCTAACATCAAATATACATTCGTGTGCAACTCTTTCATTT